TGTCTTCCCACTTGCATAGCTTCACGCGCCACGTGCGGTTCACTAATTGGAACCGCTCGGGGATGAGGCCGATCACTACAGCAGACGCTTAAGCGTCGAGACTCCTACAGCCGCGGCGACGACAGTCGTCATGATCGGGCTGAGCGCGATGATGCCTGCGAGCGCGTTGATACCCATCAGCACGCCCACTAGAAACGCCGGGTAGCCGAAGCCGTGCAGCACGCCGCCCACCATGACGGCGGGGACGATACCGACGAAGCACACGGTGACGAACTCGTCCTTCCATGACTTGTCGATATTGCCCTGCATCACTTTCTCAAGGTCTACTTTCGTAACCTCGATCGTGGTGGCGTCGCTCTGCTCGTTCAGCTTAAGCTGGCCCATCATCGTCTGGTGTGCCTGCTTGCGTTCTTCCTTCCGCGTGATAACGGCCGCGATGGGGGCGGTGACCGCCGTGCCGATTGCGCTGATCGTATCCTTGACGGTGTCGAGTGGATTCCACATTATTCGATTCCTCTTAGCATGCGGTTAGCCTCGCGGTTCGCGCGGGCAGGTGTTTGTATTCGTCCCCATTTGCTGCCGCGGATGCCAGCGGCAGCACCAGCCCAGTCCTGGGCAGCGATGCACTTGCGGGTGTTGGTGAAGGCCATCACGCCGTCCACGCCCATCTGGAATACCATGCGCTCAAGTACGCCCTGGCGCACCACGTCGAGCTTGGCGTACTCGGGCAGCTTGGAAGCGTCGGCGCGCAGGGCCATCAGGTCGCGGCGGAACAGTTCTTCCACGATGTCGTCCGGTAGGCCCCGCTTCTGGATGTTGTAACCGACGCCGATCGTCAGGATACCCTCGGTGTCTTTGTATAGCGTGAGGCTCTTGCCTTCCTCCGTGCGTAAGATCGACTCAGTCGTCATAGCGCCTCCCGCGGAACGATGAACTGGAACATACGCCCGCGTCTATCAACGCACCACAGCATCCTCTGTCCGGCCACCGGAGCGCTTCGATATGAGCAGACCGCGTCGACGAAGTCAGGCACCGCCGCCTGCACGGGTATACAAGCGGGTTGTATATTTGTGCAAGAAGCTAAACTTACGAGTAGGGCTATTTTAGGGAGCCTCTTCATTGGCTTTCTCCGCGCTGAGGTTCGCAGCGAGACGGGACGTCAAAACCTGGACTAGATCCGCGGCGGCGGAGGGGTTGTCCATTTGCTGAATCATATGCGCGAGTTGCTGGTTCACGGCGTCCTTCATCTCGTGCCCCATGTCGGTGAGGAACGAGCTGATTAGTTGCCCGGCGACCTTCGGGTCAGCGCCCATATCTGGACCGGCAGAACCCGAGCGGTCGTAGGCGTTCGGGCCGCGACCGGCGACACGCGTGTCTGTTTCCAGCACCTTCCTGCCCAATTTGAGTAGCTTACCACCCAGTGTGCCCGCCGAGACTAGGCCCCCTGTGGCGATCGTGTCGATCAGGACGGCAGCCGCCCCTTTCGCTAGTGTGCCCGCGCCTAGCCCTTTGGCCAGCTTGTACAGGGTGCCAGGTATATTCCCGGCAGCCCCTCCGACGAGAGCCGCGACGCCGCTTTCGGCCGCGTTGCCCAGCCTGGAGTCTTCGTTGCCGGTGGCGTTGATCCCCCCGAGTAGGCCATAACCGGCCGCGACGCGCAGTATGCCCGTGGGGCCGAACAGCATGGGGGCGACAGCCAATAGCTCGCCCACGTCCGTGGGGTCCATAGCCCCCTCTTTGCCGAGACGGCTGTAGAGCTCGCGCTCGTCATCAGTCATGTCCTTCATGCGCTGGAGCTTCTCAGCATTCCCACTGACCATCGCGCCAAGCTGCTCGATGCCAGTCACGGCGTCATTGACCACCTTGCCATAGCCAATGCCGATCTTCTCGACGAGGTTGTATTCGCGGGCCCTGCCCGTCTGCCAGTCGTAGCGCATGCCGTTCTTCGCCGCGGCCTGCCCCAGCAGGTCCGGGTTGGCGTCTAGAGTTCGCACAAGTTCTTGCGCCGCCTCTTCGCGGGTCCCGCGGCTGGTCACCGTGAAGGGGACACCGTCCACCCTAAGCTCGTAGGATGTCTCAGGAGCCTCGCCGCCGCTAGGCTGTACGTTGACCTGGGTCTCTTTCTGCGCGCCAGCGGCGTGCTTGGCGCGGAAGCCATACACGCGATCCAAGTAGGTCTGCGTCTCCTGTGGCACGGCATCAGGCGGGCTGCCAGCAGCTTGCCACTTGCGCACGTTGCCAGGACCCCAGTTGTATGCCATAAGGGCGTCACGGTCGTTCCCGAACTGCTGTTGCAGCTTGGCCAGGTACTTCGCCCCGCCGAGGACGTTCTCCTCAGGGTCGGCACGATCGACGCCAACGTCCTGTGCTGCGTCGCCCATCAACTGCATAGGGCCCACGGCGCCAGCGCTGGAGCGCGCCTTGGCACGATCCGTGCCCAGACTCTCAGTGTCCATGACGCCACGTAGTAAATAGGGGTCAACCCCGTTCGCTTCCGCGGCGGAGTCGGCGAGGGCGTAGAAGTCTATCGTGTCGGTGGCCATGTGGCTACAACCTTAGTACGTGATCGAGGCGCCGGTCTTGGTCTTGAACGCGGGGGCGTTCTTGGGCTGCGTCGGGGCAGGCTCGTCCTGACCGCGGGCACCGCCAGAAGCCCTGACCGCGTCCCATATGTCCGTGCCGTGCTGCGTGGCGCGCTCCAGCTTGGCCTGCTCCTCGGCCGACGTGCCGATGTCGCTCGGGTCAATGCCCATCTGCGTCAGTGCATGCACGAGGGAAAGGGGGACGGCCTGTTTGCCCGTGGCGCCAGCCGCGTCGATCTCTTCCTTGGCCTTGGCATACGCCGTGCGCATGCGCGCCGTGGCGTCATCCGTGATCAACTGCATGCGGATAGCGTTGACCTTGGGGGAGACGTACGACTGGGGATTGGACAGGTCGTAGATGTACTGGTCGTTGTTCGAAGGGACGCCTTTGATGAGGGATTGCTGCACACCGCGCAGCCGGTCCACGTACACCTTGACCTTCGTGGACTTGGTGTCGCCGTTGATGCCGAACAGCGCGGCTGCGTCGGAGAGGATAGGGATAGCCGCGACCTTCTCCTCGGCGCGATCGAGCAGGCCAGCCGCCCCGCCGAAGCGAGATAGCCCTTCCTGTGCCGCGGGGCTGTTCAGGTAGCCAAGGATGTTGCCCACCGAGTCGAGGTCAGTGTACTCGCCGAGGCGCTTGTCCGTAAACTTCACGCCTTTGTTCTTGGCAGCCGCCGCGGCGATAGCCGCCTTGTCACGCAGGCCAGCCAGTTCCATCGCGTTCGCGTGCTTCTGCAAGTCTTGGAACGTGCCCAGCACTTTGATCCCGTTCGCGGGATCCTGTGCAAGCTGCATGAACATCGAGAAGTCGTCGCCGCCCTGACCGGCCATCTGCTTCGAGCCGTCCGGCATTTCGAACACCCACTGGTTCGCGCCTAGTCCCTCGTGCGCCACCTTCAGCTTCGTGTAGTCTACCTGCGCGTTCTTCAAGTCCAGCGCAGCGCGGTCGCGCTCGTCTTCGTACCGGCCAGCATCGCGCTCGTCACCCGCGCGAAGGCGTGACTGGTTGAAAGCGTCCGAGCGCAGGGCGGTCTCTTTGCCAATCAACTCTAGGCGTTGCGCCGGATTGAGTAGGGAGCCGGTGGCTTGACGCAGCGCCGCGATGCGCCCAGCGGCGTTCTCCGCGGGTAACGCCTTCGGGTCATCCTTCCACGTCTTGTCCACGTTGTCGAATGCGTCTTGGAGCGCCTGCGCGTGTACCTCTTCCTGCGATTTGAAGCCGGTGAAGCCTTTGATGAGCGTGCCCAAGCCAATCCCAAGCTGGCGCCCTGTGCGCTCCGCAGGATTCTTGATCGCGAAAGAGTCTGCCATAGCCTGACCCCAGCCTTTACGTTCACGCGCACGGATCTCGCCGGGTGAGGCGAGACTGTCGAAGATAGGTGCGTCTGCTGCCATTAGCTGACTCCCGCGGCTGCCGCTTGCTGTGTCCATGTGTCGGTAGCGCCACCACCGGACGGCTGGCCGAACATACTGAAGATGTTGCCCATGCCGCCGCCCATCGCGCTCTGGTCGGAACCGCCACCACCGTCGCTCGCCGGGGCGGGTGACGAGTAGTAGCCACTCGCGCCACCGGCTATGCCACCAGCGAGTGCACCCCAGGGGCCCCCAGCCTGGAAGCCAGCCATCGCGCCGCTGATGCCGCCACTGAGGGCGCCACTCCAGCCCGCGTTCTCGCCATTAGCCTTATTGGTCGCGTACTTCTGTGACAGCGCAGAGGCGAGTTGTTCCTTCTGTGCGCCGGACATCTGCGCCCCTTGGAACAGCCGTTGGAGTTGTGCATCCATCGGCCCCAGGGCCGAATTGGCCCCCTGTATAGAACTGTTCGCGTTACTGATGTAGCCACTCTGCAAGGCGCCAGGCGCGGCAGAGATCCTGCCAAAGTTGGCGATGTTAGAACTCGTGAGTGTCGAGCCCAGGTTGCCGAAGGTGTTAGTGGCATTCGCGAGCGTGTTGAACTGCTGGTTGGCAAGCTGATATGCCGACAGGGTGCGCGAGTCTTGCGCTATGCTTTGCTGCGTGGCGAGTTCACCCATCGCGCGGCCACCAGTGGTGTCCTGCGAGCCGACACGCCCGGAGGCAAAGAGTCGGTTACCGAGCGCACTGGCGGCGCGCTGCTCGTCAGGGAGGGCCATCCGATTTAATATGTCGGTGAACGTACCGGCCTGGTTGTTGACGTCGAAGCTACGCAATTGCGCGCCGAACTGGCCGTACAGGTCGTTGGCCTGCTGCGCTTGCGGCGACTGCCCATTGGTCTGAAACAGTTGCGCGATCAGCGAGTTGATGTCGCCGGTGTGCTGGTCGATATTGCCCGCGCTAGCCGTCGCAGACTTAGAGAGGCCGAGCAGATCGGCATACGCCTCGCCGCCAGGGCCGGTGCTCGTAAGCCCTTCCGGGGTGTACGACGCCGTGCCCGCTGGCCCAGAAACGCCGAAATTGCGCAGTTGCGCGATCGAGGCGATCTTCCCAAATGGTGTGACCGCCTTGGGGTCCGCTCCGAAATAGTTTGCGACGTCTAAAATCTGGCCAGTCATACTAGATCCTCTTGTCGATCTGTTCGAGCAGCGTCTCGATCCGTACCAGGCGGGTACTCATGTCACGCGTGCGCAGGTCATGTTCTTGCAACTGCTTCTTCGTATCGCGCACTTCCGTCTCTGTGTGCTTGATGCGCTGATTGGCGGCGCCCCACGCCCCACCGGCCCCGCCGACAAAGCTGATGATCCCCATTGCTGCAACCCACGTTTCTACTACCACTGCTTGTCTCTCACGTTAGGCCGTTCCGATCGTGTCGTTCCTGTTGAACGCCACGTCGCTGAAACTCTGGTTGATGAATGTGCTGGTTGTCAGCAGCGTGAGGGCCCCGGTGCTGGTGTTGATGCTGTAAATCTTATGTCGGTCCGCGGTGTCATCAGCGACGGCTAACAATGTGCTGAGGGGTGACACGCTTACCCCGTTACCACCCACCAGAGTTACGCCCAGACTGATCGTCGCCCACGTGGCAGTGACCCAGCCTTGCAGCAAGGCAGTGGTTCCTGCGTTCTGCGTGAAATAGAGATACTTGCCATCGGGTGTGAATGCAAGTCCGCAGGACGTAACGCCCGTCGTGCCACTCAGCAGGTTAGCCTGTACCTGCGTCAGCGTTGTCCCGCTGCGCGAGTAGATGCGCAGGATAGCGGCCGACGCCGCAAGCTGGCCCATAACCGCGACAGTGTTCCCGTCTGGGGAGATCGCGAAGCGACGCGCACTCGTGCTAACTCCGAAGTCGTATCCGCTGCCGAAGACATACTTACTCCCGTCCCAGGCGTAGGTGCGGTGCGTAAAGTTGCTCGCGTCGCGGAACCCACCGAGGATCATGAAGTCACTCTGGGCGGCAACCCCGAAGTTGTTCGTGTTGTGCTGGATATCAACAGGCGTGCTGATAAACGTAAACGTATCTCCGACACGCGCCGCGACTTCACACTGCGTGGCGGTCTCTCCGACGCAAATCAGGCGGTCGTTGCCGTCCCACGCGCAAAATGTCTTATTCGTAGACCATGACGGGACGCCTGTCGTCAGGCGCGTCAGGCTGGTCAAATCGAGGCGCTTAAAGATGGCGCATCGCGGGGCGGTGGCCCCGAAGGCGGTTGCGACGTAGTTGCCGAGTGGTTGCCACGTCGAGCCGTTGGTAAGCTGGGCCACGGGGTTAACCACCGCGGGCAGTCCGGCGATAGCGCCGGTGCTCTTGTCAACCGTCTCCCAGCCAGGCCGGGCCGCGTTGACAGTGTTACCAGAGAACAGGAGAAGGCTATCCGGCGCGCCTACCGTGCTCCCGAGAACCCGCCTGTTTTGATAGCGCGTCGCCACGTTATGCGAGTTCCGTAATCGTGAGGCCGGTGTAGAGGATAGTGCCAGCGGCAGAGCCGCCAGCACTGTGATAACCAGTTGCCTTCACCGTGTCGCCGGAGGCTAGCGCCAACTGCACTACAACGGTAACGGTCGGCGTCGTCGAGGTGCCGCCGATGGATGTAAAAGTCGCGCGCTTTTTCTCCGTCGTGTTTTGGAAGATCGAGCCGACCATCGAGCGAGCGGAGGCTAGTGAAGTCACCGCTAGCACTAGCGTGACCAGAACGCGCGCACCAGAGGCCCCCGCCGTGTAGAGCCCCGTGCTCGTGCTGAACGTCCCGCGGGTCAGAGTGTTGGTATACTCGGCGGTGTTGAAGACGAGAGTCGTTTGGACGGCCGTCCCGACGGCCTGGTCGGCCGACAGATACCACGCCCCGTCCCCCAGGGCGGTGCCCACGATTGTGGACATCAAGACCTTATTAGCCGCCCCCTCACTCGTGTCGTAATACGGGAGGTAATCAGCCGCGGTATCCACAGCGTTGTCAGTGGTCAGGCCGTTGATGTCAAGCGACAGGGTTCGCGTCGCCGCGATCGTGCCGCCGCCCGCAAGTCCTGACGTAGCCGCCGTGTTGATTGACACCCCTGAGTGGGCAACGTGCTGATCCGCCACGTAGTTCAAAAGAAGATTGTGATCCACCGAGCCCGGCACAACGGCCAACGACGTGCCAGTGATCGCGAGCGACGACGCGATGGAGAGCCACGCCACCGCGTCCGCAGAGTCGTCCCAGAACAGAATGCGGTCTGCACCCGGGTCCGTCAGGGCCAGGATATCAGCGAGGGCGCCCGCACCAGTGCCCGCCAGGGCAGAGCCGAGCCGAGCCGGAGTGATGAGCACGGTGTTGCTCACCATCGCCTGCGCTTCTGCGATTGACGCGATGTCTGACGAGTCGTACTTCGATGCGACCGCAGTAACAAGCTCGGCGAACTCGGCGTCTATCTCAGTGCCCAGCACCCGCTTCACCGGGTCGCCCGTAGCGAGCGCGTCCTTCGCTGCGTAGTCTACGTTCTTGCTGTAGTCAGTCATTAGATCGCGCGCCCAAGTCTGGTATAGATGATCAGGTCCTTGATGGCCACACGTGCCGCGACGTCGGTGTTGACGAGCGCGAAGTAGATCTGCATGTTACCGCCATTCCCACTGAGGGGCGTGTAGCCGCGGCGACTGCGGGTGCCGTCCGTCCATTCGTCCGCCCCGAACTCCGCCAGGCCGAACTCGGAGCCGCTAGCGACGTAGTCATTGGTTTGCGTATTGGTGAACTCAAGCCCACGGAAGTCGAAGCCCCAGCGCGTGTTCATCGAGAGCGTTTCACGCCCGACGATGCTCCACGTGACCCGCTTCGGGATCTTCAGTTGCCCGCGCGCCGTGAAGTTAAGCCACGGGCTCGCGTAGACCAGCGTGATATAGGTGCCCACGACGCCGTCGTAGTATCCGGTGTACTGCGCCAGCTTGCCGTCCGTGCGCCCAAACAGGAGGGTTCCATCCGAGCGCGTGAGTAAGCAGGTGTGTGTCTGACTCTGCCATTCAGCAACGCGCGCCGTGCCGTCTTGCTGGAGGTAGCGCGTGTCCAGCATGATGATCGTATCGCTGGACGGGAACAGGAACAGCACGAACCGCTCATTGGGGTTGTATGTGGCCTGCACATCGTAGCGCAGGTTAGGCTCGTTCGCGGCGAGCGTGCGGAGCAGAGACGAGCACCACTTGGTGATTTCCACCAGCGGGTTCGCTTTGTCTTGAATCACCCGCGATAGGGATTGCACGCCGGTGGGCGACAGGTACCATAGGTCGCCTTCGCCGATGTTCACGACAGTGTCGCGCGCCACGCACCCAGTCCCTTCGATCGTGTCCACAACGTACATGTTGTTAGGATCGATGCCGAGCGTCGAGCCAGACCCGTCCACGTACATGATGATGTGCCGCCGCCCGAAGATACAGAACGTCGCGCCGTACGCCTTCATGGCCATACGTTCGTCAGTGCCGTTGGTCCAGACGTTCGCCGTATCGAGAGAGCCGCCGCCATCCGCGGTGGCGTACAGCGTGTACGACAGCAGGCCGCCGTAAACAACAGCGCCCGTCGAGTCTTCGCCGAACCAGACGCGGCCGAACGCCGCTAGCACAGTCCCGTCACTCACCGGGAGGACACCGGAGGTGGCTACGATCTGCGTGAAGTTACCGCTACCGTTCCATACAGCCGGGAACTGGCCTTTCACACAGCCGATCACGAATCCGTTGAAGTTGACGAACTGCCAGCGGCGCGTCGTGGTCCACGTTAGCGAGCCCGTGATGTCAGTCCACGTGCTGCCGTCGTTAGTGCTCTTCCAGAGCTTCGCGTCGCTCTGGCCGATCAGGATCTTGGTGCCGTCATCCTGGATGTACTCGAACGAGCGCAGCACTTCGACGCTGCCAGTCATGGCCACCGTTGTTACGTTCTGCCATCCTTGGCGGGTGGAGATCGTGCCGCTTTCGTCGAACACAGCCTCGCGCAGCGCGAGCGCCCATTGGCCGGGGACATCCCCAGCTACAGACGTAAGCTCCGTGTTGAGCCCGCGGAAACCGGGAGAGATCAGTTCCAGCGGGGCAACAGGAGCGCTCGGGCGCGGGGCCTGAACTCTCATTAGACCACCTTCATGGCGTCGTCATACAACGAGTCTTTGTTCGCGGCTTGCGCCTGCGCGAGACTGTCAGCATAGAAGTCGTAGAAGCGCTGCGCCGGGGCGCCGTAGATATCGCCGCGTTCCTCGCATGCGATTGCACATGCCAGATCGCGGATTGGCTGCCACGGGGTCAGAATCACGTCGCCTGACGCGGTAAGCTCGTCTTGTGGGCAGTATGCTTCGAATGTGTACAGGCGCCCGCTCGACGCGGGGGTGTCGGCGAACAGCACTGTAAGCCCAACGCCGCTCTGGTACACTGCGACTACGCCGGGGGACTCTGATACGTTTTGGTTACTCGGGCTCGTGCGGATGTAGTTCGTCACTCCATCCCGCGACCATACGTTCATGCGGAATGGCCCCGACACCGTGACATCCCAGAACAGCGGCATGTCGGTCTCTGAGTCGAACAGCAACACGCTGCGCTCGTTTGTCACGAGCGGGTCGCTAGTCACGGTGGCCAGAAGGGACGTATCATAGACAGCCGTCCCGCCCACGCCAGTGAACGAGATCGTGCGGCGCAGCGCGTGCCACTTGAACTCTGTCTCTATCTGCTCCTTCGCCTGGTTGACGAAAGCGCCGAGTATCACCGTGTCGGCGTCGGCAGTCAGCGTCGCCGCCGCTGCCGCGCGCAGACGAGCGTGGACGCTATTGATTACCTGTAGGAAGGTCTTTGCCATCGCGGAGTGCCTTGCGTTCTGCCTGAATCTTCTGCATGAGTTGCGCGGTCGCGAAGTGGTCCGCTATCCCACCGGGCTGCGGCGCGCTCGTGAGAGCGCGCTCGATCAGCTTGAGGATGTTGGCTAATTCATGTTCCGTAAACATTATGGATTAGATCTTGTGCGGAACTTCGGCCCAGATGAAGCCTGCCTGGATCACCGCAGTAGTCGCGGTGGCCGAAGCGGCTAGCGCGATCCACGCGCCCGGGGGCACTAGGACCAGCCCTTCGATGTCGAACCAGCCCATGCCGAGGTTGTCCACGGTGAGCGCGCCAGTGTGCAGATCGGCCAGCGGCATGAAGAACGCACCAGCAGCGGCCGGGGTGGCGACTCTGTACAGCGACATCGCCGACACCGCGCCGCCCAAGTACATATTCACCTGGGAGTCGATCGCGGTCGTGGAGGTCATAACCGTGTCGCCCTGGTCACCGCGGCCGGTCAGGCCGAGCGAGGCAGCGACGGTCGTCACCACTGACAGACCGATGCCCACCTTGAGCAGCACGGCGACTTTGTTCGCGGTGCGGTTGTGCAGCACGGGGCCGCCCGTACCGGCAGCCGTGGTGTAGATCACTGGCGCAGTGACGATCGCGTGCGCTTGCTGGATCAAGCCGCCGCGGCAAAGTTCGTAGTAGTCCGGCAGGCCGCGCGATACGAGCAGCGAGCCGTCCATACCGGCGCCGACGTAACCGGGGACGCCGGGCGAGAGTTGTTGCAGACCCGCGCGGGCTTGCAAGTTCAGATCAAATGCCATTAGGCGTCTCCTTCGATTACGATGCCGACGCTTCCATCGGCGTTAACGACGTTACTCAAAGCGGTCTTGAGCATGTCGAGTTGCATGAAAAGCCATTCTACGTTCCCGGCCTGGTCGGTGAGTTCAATCCAACCTTGAGCGCCGGTGCCGTAGCGCTTGACGTAGAGGGAGCCCGTGTCTGTGCGGAGGGCCAGAGCGCCGGTATTCGCGGACGTCGCCGCGTTGGGGTCCGTAGCCACCTCGATCACGCCGACGGTGTCGAGTGACAGGATAAGTTGCGTGCCGTTGTACAGATCAATCGACGTGGCGTCATCTTCGAACGTTATGCCGTTGTTCGTGTAAACGGCCGCTCCGATGTTGACGGTGGTGAAATTGCCAGTGACCGCACTGACGACGGCGCCAGCCAGTTGGTTGCCGACGATGTTGCCGGTCACCGTCAGGGCACCTGTGACGAACTCGTTTCCGACGACTACAAGCTGGTGCAGCGTCGTGTCCCCGGCAACCGTGAGGTCATCCCCCACCACTAGGTCGTCAGAGACGGTGATATCGTTGCTCACCGTGAGGGAGCCGCCTATTGAGCCGTCCCCAGAAACAGAAAAACCGGCAAACGACAGCGTTCCGGTTATGGTTACGGTACTGTCGAAGGTGGCCGCCCCGATAACGTGGAGCGTGCTGTTCAGCGTTGCCGCGCCCTGTACCGTGAGCGCTTGAAGTGACGTCGCGCCCAGGACAGTCAGAGCACCAGTCGCGGTGATAGCGCCTGCGGCGAGCGCGCCGGACAGTGTAAGAGTGGTGCCTGTGATGCCCTGCGTGAACGTGTAGGTACCATCAAGGACTTGAGTGTTCTTCAGGACCCCGTCAGCGGAGTCATATACGAGAATGTCGCCATCGGCGAGGTTCGAGATCTCGGCAAAGTTGAGATCGTCTATCGAGACTCTGGCCTTCAGCGGTTTCGGACGACGCGTGAAGCCAGGCATGCTACGCTCCTAACGAGAAACTGAGGGGGCCGGGGGCGCCCCCATCAGTCAGTTCGCTTAGGCGAACGTGGTCACAAACGGTACAACCGAGCTTTCTCGAACGATCTTCTTGCCGTAGATCACGTCTGCGGTGAAGAGGTCTGCGAGGTACTCTTGCTTGTACTGGGTCTGCGTGCGGACGCCCATCTGCTCAACCAGCACGATCGCGTCGCTCTGGAAGACGAGGTTCAGGACGTTGTCCGCTACACCGGCCGAGTCTTCAACCGTGGGCAGGCGGTTCGTGACGAACACGTCCATGCCGTAGGTATCGCCAACGAAGCCGTTGCGGATCGTGTTGCCGTTACCGACGAACGCTTGTTCCGTGAACCGCGTGAGACCCAGCAGGTCTTCCTTGGTGTACGGGTGAACAACCATATGACGGCCCATCGACGGGGCGTCTTGGAGGTCCAACAGGCGAACGAAGGCGCGGATACCGGCGTCCGTGATGTTCGGCGGCGTTGCCGTCTGAACCCACGTGGTGCCGTCGCCCGCGTACAGCGTCGGGTACGTCGAGGTCGATTCGACGTTGTTGGTGCTCGCGGTGTAGACAATCGTCGCGCCGGTCTTCGAAATTGCTTCGAGGATCAGGTCCGTGTCGATTTTCTTCGCGATTGCGTAGCCCGCGTCGTCCGTGTAGAAGCGTCGCAGCGATTCCAGCGCCTGCACGTCAACGATGTCTTCAATCAAGCGCGAGTATTCCTTGTGCTTGTTGATAGAGATCGTGAGGCCGGTGTCGGTGCCGTGCTCGATCAGAGTGATCTGAGTCTCGGCAGTTTTATCGCTCGCTTCGCCCCGCGTCGGAGTCGGGATCTTGATGCTGGAGCCTTTCTTACCGCGGTGGTTCAGGCGACGAACGAGGGGAGCGAAGACAAGGTTCGACTTGTACGACGCAACCACTTCATCGGACCACAACTGCGGAACGAAGTTCGGTACTTCGGAAAGGATCACATGGTTTGTACCAAGTGCCATTCTATTTATTCCGTGGAGTGAGGAGAGGAGGGGGTTTAGGGGATTCGGGTTCTAGCGACCCTTTCGGTTACTTGACTCGGTTTTCGGCGTAGGCTCTCAGAATTTCGTCGTTGAGTTCCGCGTATGTGTCCGGGTCGTTCATCTTCAACTTGATCAAGTCCGCGCGGCGGTAGATCTTCTTAGGAGTGCCCTGGGCTCGCGCTGACGAGCTTTCGAAGCTCGCTTGCCGCGCACGCTCCGCATCGCGATTTTGGGCGGGCTCGTCACCTGCCTCGTCTTCGTTCTGCTTGGGCGCCGCCTTACGGCTCTCCTTGAACTCCGTCAGTAGCGCGTCCGCGGTGTCGATGTCGCCGTGCAGCCGGACACGCTCAGCAGCGTGTGAACGGGTACGCGAGGCGTTGACAAACTCCACGAACTCGGGTGACGAAACGATCGTCGCTGCGTCGGCGTGACGCTCGGCGAAAGAGTCTTCTTTGGTCTTCGCGTCCTTGCTGGCGAACTTCGCCTCGACACGCGCCTCGATCTCAGCCGTAGCGGCTGCGAGTTCACGCTCGAAGATTTCACCAGGCTTCGCGAGCAGTTCGGCTGCCGTGATAGACACTTGGCGCTTCGGGACCACGGGGGCCTCGTCACGCTTGATGCCTAGGTCTGCGGCTCGCTTGTTGAGCAGGATCTCGTCGGTAATCTTGCGCTGTTGTCCCAGGTCATTGGCTACGCGTCCATAGACGCTCTCCAAATTCCTGTACATGTCAGCGCGTTCCTTCTCGCTTTTACCCTTCCACTTGGCGGGGAGCCAGTCGGGATCGCCTTCCGGGGCCTTCTCTTGCGCCTTACCTGAACCGTCAGGGGCGCGCTCGTCTGCTAGATCGTTAGTCAACTTCTTCAGGTCCGGCATTATGCCGCCTGCTTCGTCTTCCACGATAATCGAATGGGGATGCTGTGCCATATTTCCTCCGAAACCGCCCTTACGGGTTGCGGTCGTTGGTTGAGGGGGTTCGATCAGTCTGCGCCCGGAGCGGGACCGTAGTCGCCGTTCCGCGCGAAGCACTTCTCTTCCTTTGCCCTCTGCTGCTTATGCTGACGCTCGAAGCGGTCTATCGCGGTGGTACCAGCGCTTTCGCCCTGTGCCATCGCGCCGTAGTCGAGACTCGGCGGTTTCAGCAGTACACGCTCGGATTGAGCGCCACAGTCGCATGTCTGGGGATTCTCCCGATCGGAGACCTTTGCAAACACTTCAGTGACGTGTCCTTGCGGGCATCGAAAGTCGTAGAGGGGCATTATTCCTGCTCCTCGTCGGACTCGGTAAACGCGATCGTGAAGAACTCGTTCTCGATCGCTTCGTCTAGCTCCGTGAGGGTTTGGTATACACCAACCTCGCCGTGAGCTACTCTGTTATCTTCCCACGAGGACGCGTGGTCCTTGCGGGCTTGGGCCGACTCCAGTTCGACGTGCAGTCTACGCACGAGGAACTTGAAGCCATCCGATTCAATCATGCGCGTCAGAGCAAGATACTCCGCGCGCCGGGCCGCTGGTAGGCGGCTTGCGACGTCTTGGTTCACTGTTCTCTCCAACAGTTATGTTTAGGCGCTGGGCTTGCTCTTGTCGGTCGCGATCTTATGCTGCAACGCGCGCTCTTGAAGATCTAGGCGTTGCTGGCTGATGTCGTTTTGTTGACCGAACATCTGGTTCTCTTCGGCTTGCAACTGCACCTTCTTC